AGATGATGAAAATGAAGAAAAACGTAAAAAATATCTAAACATTTTAGATACTGTTTTAGAACTTCATGAAGACGAAACTGGAATAATTCATACTGGTAATTTTAAAATTGCTGAATATTTAGTTAAACATTTAAGTACTCAACGTCGATTTAAAATTTATCATCATAATCCAGAATCTGGTAATGATAGGAATACTGTCATTGATATGTTTACTAGAGATAATAAACCTAGAATATTGATTAGTCCTAGTATTACTGAAGGTCTCGATTTAAAACATGATAAAGGTAGATTTGCTGTTATTGCTAAAATTCCTTATGGATATTTAGGTGATGCTTGGATAAAAAGACGTTTAGAAATATCTTCTGAATGGTATTCATGTGAAGCAGCTAAAGATATTATTCAAGGCTGTGGAAGAATCGTAAGATCTTCTGACGATTATGGTACTACATATATCATTGATGAAAGTTGGAATTATTTTTATTATAAAAATAGTCATTTGTTTCCAAAATGGTGGAAACAAGCATATACAAAAATTTAGGAAATATTATGGGTGTTATGCCGTGTTCTAGAAAAGATTGTGATAACATATTATGTGACAGATATGCTACAGGATATGGTTATATTTGTAATATGTGTTTTGATGAAATGGTTGAAAAACAAACAGAAGATTCAGATTTTACAATAGGATCATTTCTATCTTCAAGTAAACATGGTAAAGATTCAGAAATAGATTTAGAAAAAGTTTTTCCGATATCAAATTAAATGTATACTTTTATACTGGATATGATATAATAATTTTTTGATACTAAATAAAGATTAAATCATGACTACATTTATATTAATTTTTGTTATTATCGGTTGCATTTGGCTATATTTTGTTAGTTAGTATCATTTCATATAATAGTAAACAAAGGATAAAATTGTGGATACGTTTATATTTTTAATAACCTTTATATCGTTTTTTTGGGTAATATCATTTGTACCATATAACATAATGGTTATGCTTAGATCTGTTATACATGATCGAGGATATACATATTCAATATATGATACTATATCTGGTATTACTATTGGTATATTGTTATTATATGGTTCTCCATTTTTAACTGGTTTACATGAACTTAAAAGTTTTATAGGATATTAACATGTTAGAATATTCAAACGAAAAACCCACTGAACCTGGATTATATCTTTGGAAAGAAGAAGAAAATGGACGACCATTCCATATTCTTGCTTCTGTTAGAATTAAAGATGGGGTAGTATATGTTAATCTTTTATTAGATGTAGATCAATTCAAATTTGATCCAATGGATGAAACTGCTGATAGGTGGTGGTGTAAAGTAGCATGATTAGAATAGGTGATAAATTACGATTAAAATTTGATATAGCTGGCCAAGGTATTGTTGCTACAGAACATTTTGGACCTAGAATATTAGGTTATAGAAACTCAATTGTTGAAGTTATTGATTATGATAGTGGTACAAATTTTTATTCTGTTATAGATGAAAAAAATACCAAAATGAATATATTGCCGCATCAATTTCAGCAAATATTTGTTATACCAGATTTTGAACAAATGTTACCATATCAGTCTGGTTGGTATCTATATAAAACTGCGTTTGATGTAAGTCCTACATATTGTAAATTAGATTTTAGAGATGGAGAATTGCAAATCGCTTCAGGTGATACGGGTTATCCAATTGATAAAATGGGTAGTTTTTGGTGGCTACGAGTAGGATGATTAAATTTGTAGTAGGAGATCATGTTAGAATTAAACATGATATTAATGATGCGCCATCAGGAGATAGTCCTGGATGTTTATGTGCTAGAGCCGGCGATCTTTTAAGAGTTGCTAAAGTTAATGATGATGGTGTTATATATCCATTATATGTCGCACATTTTGGGGTTAAAGATAAAAGTTTTGGAGTTTATCCTTACGAAATTTACAAAGATATAAATAGTAATTTAAAACACAAAAGGATAAAATGAAAACTTTTCAAAGGTTAATGGCTTTTAGCACAACATTAACTAAACTTGCTGCTCAGACACACTATTATGATTTTTCTAAAACATACAAAGTGGGTAGAATTCACATTGCTTACTCAAATATGGAAAAACTGGTTAAAGAAGAACCAATTCAATTAGAATTGTTAACTCCAAGACAATTAAAAATTTTACAATTTGATTATAGTATCCAAAATGGTTTATATATCATACCTTTATATTTAAGACATTTATTACCTGAAAATTTATATGTATATGAAAAATATACTAAAGAGAAAGGTTTAATTACAGATTTTGCAAATTTAAATAAAGTTGGAGTTATACCATATTCAATCGAATATAAACCAGAAGGTTTATCTGAAGGATTTTTCTTCTACTTAAGACATGGATATTTTCCAGATGATACATAAAGATTTAACACTAAACGAAATAAAAGCTGAAAAATGGCTTAAAGAAAACCACATTATGGTAACAAGAAATAATATCTCTAAACTTGCTCAATTGTTACATCAGCATGAAATAGAGATGATGGCTAAAATTACAACACACAAATAAAATTATGTCAGTTATACAGCGTGATCAATTAATACCGGGTTTTTATCATATTTATAATCAATTTGAAGATGAACCCGTTTTGGTTCAATATTATCATAATAGCGATGCTAGATCTTGGGGATTTGGATTTAATATTCATGATGGATCTGGTTTTTTACCGATTTCAGATGTTTCTTTAGATACTATTATTAAAAAAGTAGAAATTAAAGAATTATGATTAAAGAAATTGTTAATATTGATGGCAGTGTAATTGAAATCGAAGAGTTAGTTAGACCTACTTCAAATAGAGTAATTGGATATGGTACCTGGTTAACTCAAGGATCTGAAGAAAATCCTACTGAATATTATATTGGATATCATGACTTAGATTTATATATTAAAGGTTTACAAAAAGCCCAAGCTGAAATAAAAACTTTAATGGATAAAAGAGAAAATGACTCCAATTGAAGTATTTTATAAAATTTTTTTAGGATCTGAATTCGAAGGTTGTGTATTATCTGATAATGGAGAAGCCTGGTTAAGATGGGATATTGATGATTGTGATCCTAAAGAACAAAGCGACGAATATTATTTTTTAATGGATAGATTAAAAGATTTTGGAACAACAATAACAGAAGCCCAGATAGAACATGACTGTATATCTGGAACATTAGCAATAATAAGTGAAAAATAAAAATGGACAACATGGACGATGCGTGCAAAAATCTACAAGAAGTAGATATAGAACCAGAACAAAAAGAATTTAATATACAAGAAAAATATTTTTTCTGTGATATAGAACATTCTAATTATTCGGAATCTTGGGTACTAAGCAATAATTAATAAACTGGATTAGGTTTATCCTTTTCTACATCAAGTCGTCTATCGATGAATGACGAGATTAAATCTCGTTCACCTGGTGTTCTAAACATCATATCATCATATGATAATGCACCCCTCATAAAATAACACAGAGATATAACACTGTTAACTATATTTTCAGATTCTTTGGAAAGAGATTGAAACAATTCTGCTACTATTTCTTTATTACCTGAGCTTAGTTGCCGAAAAAAAAACTGATTGGATTGATTTCGCTTGTCACATCAACTTCTTTTTTACAATCTTTGCATACTATTGTAGTTTTGAAATCAGTGCCCCAATCAGCAATACCTTCAATAATTTCTTTTATTTCGGTTATTTGGATAGGATTTAAAATTGCAAGCCATTCAACTATCATTTTCTTATCAACAATTTCATCAACTGCATCTATCATAGAAGCAATACTATTTAAAATATCTTTAGCTAATTCTTCTTCATTCATTTCAGTATCATCTAATGCTGCTTGATAAATTTTTAAAGCTGGTAAAAATCTAGGCGGCGATATTTTAAGAATTTGATTATTTTTAAGAGTTCTAGTATAGTCAGTTGTAGTACTAGTTGGATCCATTTTAACTGTATTAGATATAAATGCGTTCATATCTAATGTATAGTTATGAGATTTAGCTTTTTCACATGTGTGAATAAATTCAATTTCTGAAGTATTACCAAATGAAATCTTACGTAAAGCTGTTAATATAAAGTCAACATCTTTCGCTAATAATTCCATCGGTCTATTAATCTGAGGAATACACCTTTTAAATACTTCTTCAATGGCTGTACCAGAATATAATTTTTCAGGAGATTTTAAAATAATTTCATCCAATGTCACCATTGGCATTATATAAATTTCGCCATTTTCTACATCATCTGATACTTCACCATTTTTATAAAATAAACCTAATGAAGGTAGGGTGAACGTTTCGCCTGGTATTCTAGCTCGTTCTAATAAAGGATTTACTACTTTTATTTCTTTTACTTCTGGTATTATTTTTTCTACTACTACATCATCTAACATTATTTTAACCTATAATATGGATATTATTACAACTATTTATAATGGTTACCAGTTAATGAACAATTGATATAAATAAGTAAATAGATCAATGGATTCATAATCATGGCTGAACTTACTGAAAAAAATATGAAACAATATGCAATGATATTCGCTGAAGCGTTGAAACGCCAAGGTGTAATGTCTGCTAATACTTCAACACTTGAAAATAAAGATGAAGTAGGTGTGCAACAGGATAATAGTTTTACAGAATATAAAGAAAGAAAAGCATCACGTAAGTTATTAAAAGAAAATAATAAACTGTTAGATGAATATTTAGATATCCAAGAAGATATTAATAAAACGAAAGAAAATGAGAAAAAACATGCTAAGCGTCGCAAACAAATAGAAGATGAATTACAAGATGGTTCTATATTACTTGGAAAATCTTATCTTTCTGCTGCCAAAGCAATAAAACAAGGCGATCTTAAACGTAAAGAAGTTAAAGCATTTACAGGCAGTGAAGATTTAGATAAATTATCTAAAGATTTTAGTGTTAAAATTGATGATGCTGGTAATGTGATGTCAGACTCTCTAATAGATTCAGCAGAAAATATTCACACTAAAACGAATAGAATGATTACTAAGCTTTATAGTATGATTAATACTAAAGCAATGTTAGCTGCTTCCTTCACTACATTTGTTAAAGAATTTCGTACTGGTTTAAAATATGGAGCTGATTTAACAAAAAATAATGCTGCTAGAGAATTTAATGCTTTAAAAATGGCAATAAGTCCTGCTGATCTGATAGAAATGGAAGCCAAGAATAAAAGATTAGTGAATGTTTTAGGTGGAGCAGCAGAATTTGAAAAAGTTATTACATCTGGCGTCGGATCAATGTTCAAGTTCTATGGATCCCAAGAAGAAGCCACACGAAGTACAACTCAAGCTTTACATGCATTATCGTTAGGTGGTATTAAACCAACTATGGATATGATGGTTAACCAAAAAGGTGAACTATCAGAATTAAATAAAATGTTCCATAGTATTAGAGGTATAACAGGTCAAACGTTTGCTGAACAAAATGCTGCTATGGAAGAGTATATTAAAAGCGATGTAGGTAAAACTAGATTAGCTGCAGCAAGCAATTCAGCAGAACGATTAGCACTAGTTCAAAGAAACATCAGACATAAAGAATTATATGCGTCACTTGGTTTAACAGCTGAACAAGCAACTCGAGTATCAGAAACTTTTAATAATATCGCTGGAATGGATCCAAAAGAAAGATTAAAAGAATCTTATAAAGCCCAAGCCATAGCTGGCGCAATGGGTATTGAAAATTCTCAATTGATTGGTGAAGTTATAAGAGCAGGCGGTACTGCAAATGTTAGTGCTGAAAAAGCTAAAGAATATGCTGATATTATGCAAAGTATTGGTAAAAAGCAAGCTGAGGCATTAACTGGTCAAGTAACTGCCGCTACATTAGTTACAGGTACATTCATGGGAATGTCACCAATATTACGAGAACAATCTAAAGCAGCAATGGACTTGTCTCTTGCTGATAAAGAAGCAGCTAAAGCGGCTAAAGCTAGAACTAAACAGGAATTAGCAGATTTAAAGGCTAGCCCTGGAGTCAAAGTTACAGCTGAATTGATTAGGTTAGGTGAAATTGCGGCTAATGGTGTTACAACAAATTCATTATTGCAATTAATATTAACTGGTATTGGAATTATGGCTGGTGGTGCTAGACTACTAGCTGGAGCAAAAGGTGTTGGCGGCATATTAAAAACAGCACTAGATTCTAAATCTAAAGGCATTAAAACTGATATCGGTAAGAATCTTGGTAAAGCAGGATTTAGTAAAATAAAGGATTTAGCTGCTAATGCTAAAGGTAATTTAGGTAAAGCAACTGGTGTTGCTGGTAAATATGGTTCTAAAGCTGTAGGTGTTCTAAAAGGAGCTGCCGGTATGGCTACTTCTGCCGGTGGACTTGCTGTAGCTGCTACTGCTGCCGCTGCAGGTGCCGCTGCATTTGGTGTACATCAGGCATATAAGGCCATTACTACTGGTACATCCGATGTTTATGAGATGTTAGGATCTGATATACAAAGTTCATTAGTAGATGGTATTGAAAATACTGTAAATTTTACTAAAGGTTTATTCGAAGATGAAAAAGAAGTAAAAGATAAGAAAAATAAGAAGGATATGAAACCTGAATATTTTGCAAAAACTATTGAAGGTATTAATAAAGTAAAAGATACTAAAAATACTAAATCTATGAAACCTGAATATTTTGCAAAAACTATTGAAGGTATTAATAAAGTAAAAGATACTAAAAATACTAAATCTATGCAGCCTGAAAATTTAGTAAAAACTATTGAAGGTATTAGTAATGTAAAAGATAAAACCACAACTAATAATTTTGTAAAACCAATTGATAAAACTAAACAACATGTATTAGATAAGAAAGATACTAGAAAGAAAACCGGCGATAATAGCAAAATGATATTAATGCAAGAACAGATGATAGCATTACAACAACAAAATTCAGAATTAATGAAAATGACTAATGAAATATTAGAAAATAATTTTGAAAAAATGCATACAGCTAATAATAAATATTTGAAATCATCAAATGATATCAAAACAGTTTTGGAATCTAATATAGATGATGGATTAACATTAGGAAGTTTTGATGATAATTCATTCTCTTTCGTATAGTATAAATACACTAAAGAATTAAATGAGAAACAATATATGGCAAAGTGGACTAATTATTACAAACTGATTCAACCAAATAATATTGATAGCACGCAGGTTAGTGATAATCAAGAAATTGGTACACCTAACTCCTACGGTAACTATAATTGGTATCACCGCGTCATTGCAGGATCTGGATCTAGATTAACACGATACAGAGAATGGGATAATATGGATTCTGATATCGATATTTCTAGAGCTTTAGATCTTATCGCAGAAGAAATTACTGGTAACTGTACTAAACATGATGATCCTATAGAATTAAATGTTATTGATCTAGATTATATGACTTCATCTGAAGTTAATACAGTGAAAACTGCATTAAGACATTGGTGTGAAATTCATAAATGGAAAAGTAAACTATTCAAAGTTTCTAGATATGTTGTCAAGTTTGGAGATTTATATTTCAAGAAAAAAGACTCATTATCAAAATGGATATTCATTCATCCTAAAGATGTTACAGCAGCTATTGTAAATTCTGAAGATGTTACAGATGTTCAAGCATGGCAAGTTAAACAAAATATTTATGATGCTAAAAATGCACACGGTGTTCCAGTATCTGGTGTTTCAGGATTACAAGAAACTGAAATAATTCCAGTTGATGAAATGGTTAGATTTACTCTTAACGATGATATGAGTGATGAAGCACCATTTGGAGAATCAGTTCTTAAACCTATCTATAAAACATTCAAACAAAAAGAATTATTAGAAGATGCTGTAATTATTTACAGAATACAAAGAGCTCCAGAAAGAAGAGTATTTTATATTGATGTTGGTAAAATGCCACCAAACCGAGTTAAACAATATCTTGAACAGATTAAAAATGAAATCCGTCAAAAGAAAATTCCTACTCATAATGGTGCTAATTCTGAAATAGATTCAGTTTATAATCCACAGAATCAATCAGAAGATTATTTTCTAGCTCAAAAATCTGATGGTCGTGGTAGTAAAATTGAAACATTACCTGGTGGTCAATCAGTTGGTGAAATCTCTGATGTTGAATATTTTAGCGATAAAATGTTTAGAGGTTTACGTATACCATTATCATATATGAAAGAAGGTGATACAGGCGGAGCATTATTTAGTGATGGGAAAGTAGGACAAGCATATATCACAGAATTAAGATTCTCGTTATATATTGAAAGACTTCAGGCATTACTTGAAGAAGTATTAGATAAAGAGTTTAAATCATATTTAAGATATATTGGTTTACGAGTAGACAATACTAAGTTTAATATAGTACTACCTGAACCATCTAACTTTGGTAAGTATAGAGAACAAGAAATGTATGCTGCATTATTAAGTTCTTACTCTGGTGCTGATGGTATCGAATATCTATCTAAGAAATTTATCATGCAAAAATATTTACAATTATCTCATGACGAAATAATTGAAAATGAAAGAATGAAAATGGAAGAGATAGGAATTAATCCTGATAATTATAAACCGGAAGACCTTACTAAAATATATGCACCAGAACTTGGAGCTGATGATGGTTTTGGGGCTGAAGGTGGTATGATGGGCGGAGATGCTATGATACCAGGTGGAGAAGGCGGCGAAGAAGGTGGAGATGCCGAAGCTCCTGCTCCTGAATAATTAGTTTACAACATAGTCTCCGTATAATATTATTATATAAATACGGAGATTTAAATTAATGATAATTTTTGACGAAAACATAGAACCATATATATTTGAAAATATATACACACCCACACATATAGAATTTTTTTACACTCTAAATTTAGAGATGGTAGATTTTACTCTTACTCCATTATTGGCGTTAGAAGAAGTTATTTGCCCAGCATTTTTGGTAGAATTTAATAATGATTTTAAGTTTTACTTACCAACAAGTTATTATGTTTTAGTATACTCCAAAGAAACTTCTCAATTGGATACGATTAAGATAGCTGATTTAACTAATTCAATATTCCCAATATTTACATACAATGGCAAAACTGATAAAATAGTAGAATCTTCTATACAAATATTAGATTATAAACCTGAACACAAGTTTGTAATACCATTCCTTAATAAAAATCAATTTTTGTGTCATCCTGTTTCTCCATATACTTGGATAAATATTACCCCACATGATCAGTACAAGAAAATGGATAATTTAGTAATTGGAGATTTAATGATATGAGTGACAATGAAATAGACACACTGATTGATCAAGCTAAAGATAATACTGAAAAATCATTAAAAAAATTTAATAGTGATGAAAATGGAAATGATGTTCCGGTATCAAACATAGGTCAAAATGAAGACGAATTACCACAAGAATTTGTAGATCGTCAATTAGAAATAATAGATCACATGGCTACAGTCATGGAAACAAAAAAACCTAGAGCAAAAAGAATGAAAAAAATAAAAGCGAAAAAACGTACATTACAAGAATTTAAGAACTGGCTTGAAGGTTTACAAGAATTTCAGCCAGAAAATTGGGTTCCAACTAGTGACCAATGGGAACATATTAAGGCTAGTATAGCTGCAATAAAAGAACAAGATATTATAACAACAGAAATTAGTTCAATAGAACGTCAACCAAGTATTATTCAATCACCATCTAGGCAATACGCTCAGCCTGTTCAATCTAGCTTAGATATGGCTCCTGTTACCAATGCTGCTGGTAATGCTGCGCATATCGATATGAGAAATCCAACTGCTATTACACAAGACATTGATACATCAGATGGAAATTATACCTCAGATTTTGAATAGTGGTACAGAATTAAAAGACAGATTTTTAGTATATGATGGTGACTCAATATTAGAAGCTGATAAAATATTGGAAATGATATTAAGTGGTTCAAACATAGGTAATATTTTTACAACTTCTATATCTCCTGATATAGACCAATATAATAAAACATCAGTTAATAAAATAACAACAAAATCTAAAGTTAAAGATTTTGATTTTACTTGGAATATACCAGAAAAATATCAAAATATTAATGTATTACAATACGTTATAAATAAATATATAAACACACATGGAAATATTGATCAAGATCGATATAATCGAATATTATATGAAATGAAAAAATTTAAAAAATATGATTTGTATAATTTTTTAAGAACATTAATTTATATAGAAGAAGTATTCGAAGAACAAGATATAGTTAAAGGCGTAGGCAGAGGAAGTTCTGTCGCGTCATACGTATTGTATATCATCGGTATACACGCGATTGATTCGTATAAATATAATTTAGACTTTGATGAATTTATAAGAGAAGAGGAATTTAATAATGCCAAAAATAGTTAAATCTATAAAAGGTGCAATGGTAGATTTTGATATATTAAAAATTAAGCAAGAAATGGAATCTGCTCCAACACCAATAGAAGTATCAGAACGCAAGCAATTTATTGATAATAAATTACAACGTAGAATTAGACGTGCTAAAACTGATATTGCTAACGCTAAGACCAAAAGGAATGGATTAGTTGATACTACTAAAGTAGAAGAACAAAAGGAAGAAGTAACTCCAACAAAAACTGTTAAACAGGTGAAAAAAGTAAATGATCAAGCCACTGAGGGATAATGTTCTGTTTCAATTCCTTAACGAAACAGAAACAAGTTTAGGTAAATTTAAAGAAACAACTAGTTTTGGATTAGAAATCATATCGAAAGATGCTGATGATTCTGCTAAAAAAGCTAGATGGGGTATAGTAACCAATATTGGTCCAGAAGTTAAAGAAGTTATTCAAGGAGATTATATCTTTATTGAGCCGCTTATGTGGACTGATTTTTTTAAACATGAAGGTATGAAATACTGGAAAACAGATGAAAGTAAAGTACTATTGATATCAAAAGAAATGCCGGAGATAGGCATACTTTAATAGTACGTTTTAAAAGGATTTAAAATGATTTTTATAACAATTTTAATTTTAAGCGCATTGATAATATCAGGAGTAGCTGGATATTTTTCAATATACGGACTTGCTTCTATGTTCACTGGAGCATTTTGGCCTGTTGTAGTAATGGGTTCGTCACTTGAAATTGGTAAATTAGTTTCAGCATCATATGTTTATAGATATTGGAAGAAAATAAACTTTCTTCTAAAATCTTATCTTATAAGTGCTATATTAATTTTAATGTTAATAACTTCAATGGGTATTTTTGGATTTTTATCAGCTGCATATCAAGAAGACAGTATGCCATTGAAAGAAATGGAACAAACCATTGTATTATTAAAGTCTGAAAAAGAAGAAATTCTATTTAGAAAGCGTCAAATTGATGCTGATATTGCTTCTCTACCATCTAATTATATTTCAGGTAGAGAAAGATTAATGAAACAATATGGACCTGAAGTAAATAAAATCAATCTTAGACTTGATAATATTGCTTCAGAAACTTTAACGTTATCTAAAACTAAATTAAATCAAGAAGCTCATACTGGTCCTATCATTTATATAGCCAAAGTATTTGATAAAGAAGTAGATGATGCTATTAAATATATGATTTTATTACTTGTTGTTGTTTTTGATCCTTTAGCTGTTATTTTAGTGATATCTGCTAATATTGCATTAAGAGATCATAAAGAAGCTAAACATGTTAAAGAAATTGTTGAAGTTGATGAGATTATAGAATATCCACAGAATGAAGGTTCTAGTATGGATGAAGAATCCCATTCAGCAATACGACGCGTAGTAACAAAGAAACAAATCATAGATCAAGTTCGATCTAATCAATAAAAAGTTTATACACTTACAACTATATGATATAATTGATTCTTTATTTATAATAAGGAATCTTTTATGTCAGATCTAAAAAGTAAAGCTTGGGTTAAGAAATATAAACCTAAAGATTTATCTCAATATATTTTCCAAAGTGAAAAACATAAACAACTTATCCAGAATATTGTTGCTGATGATATGGCAGGTCATGTTATGCTATCAGGTATACAAGGAACTGGAAAAACGTCATTATCAGATATATTATTAACAGAATTGAATATTAATCCTGCTGATGTACTTAGAATTAAAGCTTCTGATGGTCATAAAATTGAAAATATTAGAACTACAATTTATGATTTTATAACAATTGTTCCACATGGTGAATATAGAGTAGTTCAATTCGAAGAAATGGATGCGTTGAGCCATCCTGCTCAAATGAGTTTAAGAATGATGATGGAAGATTGTATTGATTATGCAAAATTCATCTGTACTTGTAACTACATTCATAAAATTATCCCTGCTCTTAAATCTCGTTGTTTATATCAATTAGAATTCAAAGCTCCTGACAAAACTGCATTAACTAAACGCATCATCGAGATATTATTATCTGAAAAAATTAAATTTGATCCACAGATTATACTTAAATATGTTGATATATGTTATCCTGATTTAAGGAAAGTGATACAGACGGTACAACAACACTGTGTTAATGGGGAATTATTAGATCCATCTTCTGATAGTAACAATGATGACTACAAATTCAAATTTCTAGAATTGTTAGAAGCTGATGATTGGTCTGAAATTAGATCTATTATTTGTGCTCAAGTATCAAACGATGAGATTGGATCGGTTTATAGATTCTTATATGAAAATCTAGACAAATCTAAAAGATTTCAAGCAAAAGATAAATGGGAAGCTGGTCAAGTAATGATAGCAGATTATCTCTACAAAGATTCATTAGTTGCCGATAGGGAGATTAACATAAGCGCATTATTCATAGACTTAGGTAGAATATAATGGATGAAGACCAAAAAAATGAAATCAATGCTATCAATATGATGGCACTGAAAAATGAAAAATTAAAATGGAATCGTTTGCATGATAAAATGCAAAAATATTTAGATAAAATTCGACCTCTTGAAGAACAAATATTAGATATTCAAAAAAAGCGAGCTCCAATTATTGATGATATTGATTATCTTAGAATTGAAATGGTAGATACTTGCATTCATCCTAAAGATTTATTGATTCATAATGGTGATCATATTTTATGTAAGTTCTGTAATAAAAAATTATCAATACCTCTGAAAAAAAGGACACCACATGGAATCGAAAAAATATAAATTAGACATTTTTGAAGTTCTTAAAAAAATATCCAATTCAGATTTAAAATATTATGATTCTTTGGAAGAAGAACAACAAAAAGCGTTTGCTCCTTTGGTTATAATGAGATGGTTATCTAGTAATAATCCTTATGAAATATCAATGTTGAATCATTTGGTTAATAGATATGTATTTGAACTTGGTAAACATAAAGGTCTTCTTTATAATCTCATGTCAATATGTACAATTCCAAATAGTCGATATAAGTGGATTAAGCGCCAAGCAAAGGATATAGCATTTCCAAAATCTACGAAAATGTTAGCAGAATATTTAGATATGAGTATACGTGAAACAAAAGATGTTTTACAATTTTATACGAATGATGATATGATTGAAATATGTAATGAAATGGGACTTCAAAAAGATGTTTTAGCTGATCTGAAAAAAGAATTGAAAAAAAGAAATGTCTGAATGTGAGCACTGTCATACACAATATGTTAATGAAAGGTTTTTTATTAAACATGCATCTAAGTGTAAAGTTTTAGCCAAGAAAAATGAAGTTAAAAGTGTTATTGGTAGAAATGCTTTTGGATATTATAAAAAATATTTAGAAACTAAGAGATGTTATAATACTGATATTGAAACATTTATGAGTTCAAAGTATTATACAAGCTTTATAAATTTTGCTAAATTTGCTATAGATAAACGAATTCCAGACATTCCAATATATTTAGAATTTGTTAATAGTAAACGAATATTGCCAACAGTTTGGTCTTCAAGTATTGTATATTCAGCTTATATAAAATATTTGGATACATTAGATCCTTTAAGATCAGTTGGTGTTTCTATAGTATGTTTACAAAAATTATCTAAAATATTTGATTGTGATATTGAAGAAGTTTTACTTAAATTATACATAAATGAGATCATAGAATTACTCCAATCTAGACATTTATCTCCATGGTTTTTGTTGAATTCTGTTAGTATTAATAAGATATTAACTAATCCAAGTATAACCGAAAATCAACATAAAGTATTGGAAATGTTTATAAATCCATCAAAATGGCAAAAGAAATTTGATAAAAATCGCAAAGAAGTTGATGAAATTAAAAATTATTTAAAAGAATTAAAATTATAAATAAGGATAAATAACAATTTAAAAAGGATTTTATAGATGGCTACAGTATATTCTATACAACATACAGATACGAATGAACCTTCATTTATTATCAATCCATCTCAGATAGATGGTTTCGGTGGACCAAAATCTAATTCAAGCTTAGTATTACATGGTACTGGTAGATTAAAATATGGTGAAGCATTAAACGAAAATTTCTTACATTTATTAGAAAACTTTTCTAGTCCAGCTAGAGCACTTCCATTAATAGTATCAATTCAAGGTGCTGATGATAATGGTGGAGCCGGTGTTGATTATGTTGAAATTTTTGATGATAAAACAGATATTTTTATTAATGATTTTGAATTTCAAATAGTTGGTTCTACTAGTGCTATTAATGATAACAATTATTTAGTAGCATCTAGTTCTTATAATCAACCTCTAAATTTAACAACAATAATTTTACAAACTATATTACCAGATGCTCAAGCAGCATTTTTGGGAAATGTATCTTATAATGTAGTAGAACCAGATCCATTGATGGTAGTTCCACCTTATAATTCTGGTCAATTATGGTTTAATAAAACAGATAGCGTATTATACATTTATAGAGATATTTCAGGTACTGGAACATTTCAATGGGATTATGCTGGTAGACTTGGAGTAACAGTTGAACCACCTACGTTCCCTCATGAAGGTGACTTGTGGTATGACCAAAGCGTACCTCAATTAAAAGTATATACTGGTGCTGCCTTTGTTAGTACTGCTGATCGATATGTTTTAAAAGGCGGCGATACAATTACTGTAAATGATAATTCAGTTGGAGCTATTGGTAATGCGGCCGGAGTATTAACATTTACTAAAGACGATGGTGTTTCACCTTCTTTATATATTAATGAAGGTCATGGTGATATTAGTAAAGCTCCAGATTTTAGATCTACTGATGCTATATTAATGACAGCATCTGAAACTGTACACATTATAGCAGATTCTAATAATAATGGGACCGGCGGTTTCGTTGTAGGTAAAGGTGCAACCGATTTAGTTAGTTCAACTGATTTATTCCATGTATTAAATGATGGTACTATACAATCTGGTTTAATAACTGGATATGAAAGTTTAGTTTTATTTGATAATGTATTAACTAATAAAAAATATGTTGATGATTTTATCAATTCTTTATCTAGTGTTTATGTAGAAAAAGATGGTGATAGTATAACTTCAGTATTACCCGCTATAGGTTTTGTTGGAAGAACAGATGGTGTTTTAAATTTTGATAATGTATTGTTCTTAAATGAAGGTAAAGGTACTGTTATTGATGGGCCTGATATTAGAGGCACTGCAGCACTATTATTAACTGCTGATGAAAGCGTTTTAATACATATTGATGGAGACAATAATTCAACCGGTGGTTTCCATGTAGCAAAAGGTTCTTATAGTACTACTGGACATACTCCACTATTTAAAATTGAAAATGATGGTACTATACATTCAGATGTTACAAATTATGAAGCGTTATTAACCAATGGTAATGATATACCAAATAAACAATATGTAGATGATGAAATTGCTGCATTACAGGCAGCATTACTTGGAACTGGCGGCGGAACATTTGTTCATGCTAATCCAACTGTAGCAGTATCTGGAGATATAAGAGTCACAGGGACAGGAGCAACATTAGAAATTTTTATATATGGTAGTAGTACTTGGAATAAAGTATTCCCTGCTGTATACAGCACTTAATATTAATAATATAATAAAACATTATTGATAATTGAAAGAGAATAAAATTAAATATGCGTGAACTCATGTGTTATCTAAAGACCACGGATACCTGCAATTTAAATTGTGCCCATTGTTTTACAAATGGGATAAATGGTAAAAAGGGTTGGTTCGATGTTCCAGCAACAATAGATTTCTTTCAAAGACTGAAAAAATTTAATCCAGAACTTGATAATGGAAACATATCATTTCATGGCGGCGAACCTTTGATTGCACCAACTGAGTTACTATTTGAAACTTGGCATGGTGTTAAAGATTTGTGGGAAAATGTTTGGTGGTCTGTACAAACCAATTTAACGTTTTCCCTTAATTCCGGTAGGCTTGATGTACTCGAAAAGATTTGTGATAAATCTTGGGGTACATCATGGGATAAAAATATAAGATGGTCTAACCAGAAACAAGAAGATTTATGGGAAGATAATGTTAAACAGTTAGTAAAAGATGGTCATAATATTACTGTAATGGTAAGTGTTAGTAAAAGTATAGTTGAGATGGAACCTATAGATATTATTAACTATATTTCTAGCTTAGGTATCAAACATATAAATTTTGAAAGAATTACAGGTAATGGTAACGCATTATTAAATAGTGGTATTATTCCACTTAATATAGAATTAGATGCTTGGTTCCATAAAATGTGGAAACAATCAATCGAACATAAAACATACGAATATATAGACAATATGTTTTTTGATTCTATATTAACAGAAGTAGTTCATTCTACTCATGCTGGTTGTAGATGTAGAATGTGCGAACAAAAGATTTTAACAATTAATGCTGATGGTACAATTGGTGGTTGTCCAAATGGTGCAGTTGATAAACAATTTGCCCATATAAATGATCATATGTATGATATATTATTTAGTCCACAGAGACTATGTAATATTCAATCTGAATTAATGAGACCTAAAGCATGTTATGAATGTCCAGTATATGATACATGCAATGGAGACTGTCATCAATTAGAATTTCAAGGTGATATATGTCCAGCGCCTAAATCAATGATGATAGATATGAATGAAAATAGAGATATTGATCTGTTTAAAAAGTTTTTAAACGGATTTGTAGGACAGGAATAAGGAACCTTATATGGCAAATGTAACTAAAGCCCAATTTATAAATGATTTAAACGCATATTTACAAGCTTATGCAAATGCTAAGAAAAATGCTAATTCTACTGACGTTTCACGTTCAGGAAATGAAATTACGTTAACTAATTATCCAGCTGTTAGTACTGGTGAATTATCAACTGTGACTGTTAGTGGACCAGATCTTCAAGCAGCTCTTGAAGAATTTACTAAACAATTTTCTAGAGTTAGACTTACTAAGTTTTATAAAAACCAATATGGAACAAACGTATTCAAATATTCTAGATTTGCTAGAATTAATAATACACTTCCTGATGGTACTAGAAGTCAACCTTCTGCTTCAACATATAATAATATTCAACCTCTTGAAGATATTAATTTAACACGATATCATACAATTTTAAGCTCATTACAGACTACATTAAATATCAATGCTAATAATTTATATAAGAATTATTATTATTGCCATAGCAGTTGTCATAGTAGCTGTCACGCATCTAGAGGTAGAAGATAAACTAATTTAGTTTAAGGATAAAAAAATGTTCAATATTAAAAATAAAATATATGTAAAGCATATAGATAAGTTTCAACCACATGAAGGTGAGTTTATACTTTTAGATGGTGGTGAATTCGCAGATCTTTATTTCCCAGAAGACAGTAATTTCATATTCAGATATAATACATTAGCTGAAATGATGACAGAAAGATTTGATGATGATTATAGTAAGTTATGGGAATACATAGACTCTATAGATAAATTAAGAATTTATATATCAGATATTAATGATTATGCTGCATTATTTCTATACACAATGAAAGAATTATGTGAAACCTTTGGTTATCTTACTGATGATGTAATGTTCAAGATATTAGAAATGTATGAAGTCAGTGATTTTATTCAAGAAAATCGTGATATAAAATACAATACAATGACTGATATATACAGTGCCTTTCAAGCTACTGGAAAATTATTCAATGTTGGTAGTACTGCAGATATACCATTAGAATTTGTATTATTTATGTACAAAAATGGTAAAATAACTAAACCAATAGCAAACTTAAAAATTGCTAATATGGTTGAACCTATGCTAACTGGATATATTGAAAGTCAGTTGGTTAAAGTTGTTGGTCTTATTACGAGTAATTATGATGTAATAGAAGATTATTTACCTATATCTGGAATAACTGATCCTGGTAAACTTAAAACTGCTATTAATAATGATCCATTTCTTTGTAAATTAATGTGTGATTCTATCGTTGATGTTCATACAGATTTAGATAATATTATTGAATTATATTCTTTGGCTTATGCAAAAGAAATTGATACTATGGAAGACGATCATGTTACTGAATTAATGGTATTTGTAGAATTATTTAAAAATCCTGATATTGACCAATTCTTGGCTGACTTTGAATGTTTAAGTTGTTTAAGTTTTTTTAGTAGCCGTTATCTTAAATTTAATGATTTAATACTTAAAACCTATATGGTATAAAAATGACAGAACTTGTTAAAACTATTCTACCTTTATCTCCTTTAGATATGGTAGAATTTTTTAAAGATAAAGAAAAAATCTTTCTTATAGACTACGTTGAATCTAAGAAAGAAATGAGTGCTAAAAGTATTCTAATTTATTTATCAAACTTGCAGATTAACTGTGAGTTTGATTCTATAGATGCAGAATTAGTAACAGAATATCTATATCTTAAAGACTTATGTAATACTCCAGAACTTGATGTGTTTGTCGCAAACTTGGTATATTTTGACAAATATAATGAACCATATCTTGATACTCAATCATTTGCTGATTTTGGAGTAGAAGTTTTAAAAGAAAACGCAGAAGTTATAAACTTTTATAAACGTATAATGGAATCTTCTACCTTGTATATTTTATCTAAAAACTTCGAAGAGTTAAAAGAAAATGAGTCAGAAGAACAATATCCAACAAGATCAGGATTCTGTTTTTTAAATTTATACAAAATACCAGACTTCTTAATTATGTTTTTAGCAGATATAAAACCATTAGAAGATCAAATATACTTTGATGAATATTTTGATAATGATAATTATATCTTTAAAGGTAAAAACTTATTTGAATATTTCGCCCATGACGATAATTTATTCTATAAATATCTTGTAAATCTTTCAAGAGTACAAGACTTTATTAAAGGTGATGAATCTGAAGAAAGTCTTGATGGCCTTAACAAAATGGTAGACATTTATACTGCACTTAATGACTAATGGAAATCAAAATTCCTGTCTCTTCTATATACAGAGATAAAAAAAATATAATCAATGTATACAACGACAAAAAACATTACGGTTATTACGATAATCGTGATGAAAATGTCGACATCAAACAACTCTTAGAATCCAAACGACCCAACATTGCTGAAGTAGAACTTACACTATTTGAAAACTGTGATATCAATTGTGCGTTCTGTTATCATGACAAAAAATCTACGGTAGGTTTAGAATTTGATGAAATGGTTGCTAAAATATCAATTATTGAAAAATTCTTTCAAGATAGACAAGGAACTGTAGATTTCATGCAAATCAATATTGTAGGCGGCGAACTGTTTCAAGATAATCTCATAGAAAAAGGATACTTAGATTATTATTATGATATATCTAAAAAAATAAGTGAGTTAGCTTACATGTATGATTATCATTTAGAAATAGTTTGGGTATCAAATTTCTTATTTAAAGATACTAAATCTATAAACGAATTTATTACTAAATTAAATTATAATAATATTAAATCATCGTTAATAGTTTCATATGATTTTGAAGGTAGACCAACTAATAAAAAATATTTTGAAAATATTAAACGATTAGAAAAATATATATCGTCTGTTAATGTTGTAGCTACCATTGATACAATAAATGATATGATGACTATGACCGATCCATTCTTTGATTATATTTACCGTACGTTCCCAGTGTATATTGATGACTATATTCCTGATGATATTAGTAATAATCTAACGCCGCCTGATAGTGTGATGTTAAAATTTTATAAATTTTTGTTTAACAACTATCCAAAAGTTGTTAATATAGCAGAATTATTGGAAAATACTGAAAATCCGATGGGATGTTTATCACTAAACAAAATTACTATATTTCCAGATGATAGTGTTTCCAACTGTAAATGGGGTAGATATAAACCTGAAAATTTCGAAACATATAAAGATACTGAGGTTAATTACCAAGACAACGCACCACAAATGAAACGACATTTAGAACATTTCAACTGTTTATCATGTGAATTTTATAAACGTTGTAAATTTAGATGCTATACTCAATGGGATTTTATAACACCTAATATCCATGATTATGATGGATGTTGGATTAAAACATTTTTTAAATACATAAATGAAAACGATTAAAAGTACTTTACCATTATCACCATCTACTATAGCTGAATATTGTTCACATAATGTTAAAGGTGAAACTATAGACGTCATATTTGATATATCAGATTGTAGAATGCTGAATCATCACATATTAAATTATTTAGCTCATTTAAAAATACCATGTACTGTCATAGGATTTGATACAATATTCTTATATGAATACATTACAACTTCAAATTATTTGGGTAATACTAACCTAGCTAAACATCATGCTAATGTTCTTTATTATCAGAAGTATGGTGTACCATATTTTGATGATGTTCTTACAGAATTTAATTTAGAATCTTTAGACAGAATGGTTAAACTATCAACTGATATCATAGATTCATTACCGTTATTTCTATTAGCATCATGTGAAAAATTAGAAATATCTGAAAATGATATTAAACATGGTAAGAATTATACTGGAGTTAATTTTGCCCATTTAGCTGAGTTTACAGAATTTTTTGTATCATATCTTGCTGATAATATATTTGTTATGTCAAATCAAAAATATTATAGTCACTTTTTTGATGAGTATATATATGGCGGCGATAAGTTAATCCAATCTTTTATAGATAATCCAGATAATCTATTATTGAAAATTTCAGGATTTGATAATGTCTAAGAAATTAATTAATTCATATGCAGCCCATAAAGGTGGATCGAGATCACTGCGTGACTCCAGACAGATTTCTGTAGATTTAACATTAGATATATTAAATGGGTGCGAATATAACTGTGAAGGATGTTTCGTTTCTAAAAAGAATGAGTTTAATGAAGAAGATTTAGATATATTATTAGATTTAGTAGAACAGTGGGAAGAAGGTGGGTTCGACATTAATGAACTCTTCTTAGGTCCAACTGATATATTCAGTGCTGTAAATTTTGATGAGTTGGTTTTAAACCCAAAGTTTCAAAAGATTTGTTCATATTTTACATTCACTTGTAGTACAACATTATTAAATGATTATGATGAGATTAAGCGAAAGTATGATTTATTACATGAACATTGTTTATCAGATAAACATGATAGAGAATTTGAAATTTTTGTAGTGATAGACGATAAAAGATATTTGAATAATGATAGAGCTTATATGGACAAGTTTAATAAGAACTTAGAATTATTAGATTTGTATAATGTATTTTTTGTTCTTAATGTATATTCTGAATCTATGTTTGATGCCGTAGGTCTAGCTGAATTTAATGATAAAATCTTTAAAGATTATAATTCTAAAATCAGAGTAAACCCATCATATCTTCGTGGAACTAGTGTAAATCATTTAAGAAAATATACAGAACTTCATAATAAATTAATAAATGACCAAGTAAATGATGATAATATAGGTCGAGTATTTATGAACATGATCGATATATACTTTGGAGCATTTACTTTTAATACATATTCATATAGAAACCATGAATTATATATTGCTCCTGTTATATATGAAGGAATACCCCAGGATTTTCCATTTTTTCAAGTAGATAAAATAAATGGAAAATATAATTTAGATACATTAGATAATGCTCAAAATAGACTTACAGTACAACAATATGATTTTAGTAAGAAGACAGAAGAATGTGATAAATGCGAGTTTATAACATCATGTTCCAGTAGAAATGTATTGTCATATATGGAACACCGAAAATTATATGATTGCTTTATGCCAAAGAATTTATTTAGAGATGCATCTAAAGTAATTGAATTAGAATAAATAGTAGTAAAAGGAATATCAAATGATAGAAGAAGATTTATACGAAAAAATGTCAAACTCTGAAGTAAAAACAGTTTTTGATAATGATAAGATGGATTTTGTTATTAACTTAGAACTATTAAATGGATGTGCTCATGCATGTACAGGTTGCTTTGTTAATAGGAAAAATGAAATCGTTGCAACTGATGTTAAGAAAGCTTTAAAATTGGCCCAAGAATTAACTGAAAAAGGTCTTAGATTTAGAGAAGTTATTATATCTCCTACAGATATTTTTAGCGCAACCAATACTAATGACATATTATTGAATGACGATTTTCAAGCAATGTTAAAATTGAATGATAAAACCCGTATCACAACTACAGCAATGTTTAATGGTACTGATTTATCTGACGTTAAAAGAGTATTTGACATATTAGATAACCCTGATTATTTTAGAACTAATATGATTATGGAATTCTTAGTTCCTATGGAAGCTGATAAAATTGTTGCTGATGATGCTGAATATTTTAACAAACATATGGAAATTATTAATTATTTTAAAGAATCTACTCCTAAAGTAGTTGATTGGTCATTTGTTGTAAACGTTCATCATGATGATATATTGATTGATAATTTTGAACAGATTACTGATACAGTTAGAGATAAGTATGAAGGTATTATTGAATTTTTACCATCATTCTTTAGAACTGGTAATACCGATTTAATTATCAAACATTTAGGACAATGGAAAGAATTCTTAAGCAATACAGTTAATAGAGATAATTATCAAAAATTGATGGTAACTATTGCAGATTTACATCACAACGGATTTAATACAATTGTAATGAATTATCGTAAAGGTAATCTTTATGTGTCTCCATTTATATATGAACAAATATTAATGGCAGATGAAGAAATGCTATTAGATGATAGTAATGTTGAAAAATTATTTGATAAACTTGGTGAATTAACAGCAGATCAATATAGATATGCACATAAGACTGAAGAATGTGGAACTTGCGAATATTTTAGTACATGTGTTGGTCGTAATGTATTATCATTTATGGAATCTAAAGGCATAACCCAATGTATTTATCCTAAAGATGTATTAGATTTATATTCTAAAAATACTACACAATCTCCAAGACTGGAACGCTGTCAATAATGATTATAAACGATGTTTATGGGGCAATGAACAATTCTGAATGCATCGGTGAAAATATCGCTAATGCTTCAGAGTTTAGAGTACGTATTAATGCCGAATTCCTAAATGGATGTGAATTTGATTGTGCGGGTTGCTTTGTAAAACGGAAAAATGCTTATAATAACGATGATATGGATATATTAGTCGATACTATAAACAAATTTAGAAATACTGGACACACATTTGATGAAATCATTTTGGGACCTACTGATTTCTTTGCTGCTTACAACTCTGTTAATATTATTAGCGATAAACGGTTCACCGATATTTTTAAAACTGGTGATGTGGTTTTAACCTTATTATCAACAATGCAAAGTTCTGATGATGATATAATAAGATTGATTAAACAATTTAATAAAGTTTTTACATCAGAAAAAATGGAAGTTGAAGTATTAATCCCAATAGATATTAAAAAATTACACAAGGATGATCATGATTATATTGAAAATTTAAAAAGTAAAATAAAATTATTAGATTATTTTGATGCTAAAGTAGATTATGCTTTACAATTAAATATTAGAGACTTAGATTCTGAAATAGAAGACTTTGATATTGTTAAAATTACTAAACTAGTTAGAGATGAATTTGGAACTATCCTAGAATTCAATCCATCATTCATGAGATCTGGTAATATTGATAATGTTATCAATACTTTAGGAAAATGGAACACAATGTTAGAACGTTGTCTTAATGAAGATAACAAAGATTCAGTGACATTGACTATATCTAATAAGTACCACGCTGGTAATAATGAAAGAACTTTTACTTTTAAGAATGGATTCTTGTATAGTACTCCTTTTATATATGAGAATGTTGTTTCTTTAAAACCTTCTTTTGTTATAGATAGGCCAGAATCACTTTATGAAATCGATGATATAAATTTATATGATGTTGAATCTAATATAGATCAATATAAGTATGTTAATAAAACTGATGATTGCGAAAATTGTCAACATGTTGCTTCATGTATATCTAAATTAGTATTAAAATATATGGAAGTAAATCAAATTACCCAATGTCTTTTATCTAGGAAAAGTATAGAATTATATGATAATCAATAATGGCATTTCAATTGAAGAACGTAGAACTGCCACTAATAGTAACTCTTTAATAGATAGTGACAGAGTTACAGTTAGTATCCAAACAGAATTCTTGGATAGTTGTGCCTTCAATTGTGAAGGCTGTTTTGTCAAACGTAGAAATACTTTCACAGACCAGGAATTAATCGATCTAAAAAAATTCATAACAAAATTTGACGATAAATATGAGTTAAATGAACTTGTATTATCTCCTACTGATATGTTTGGAGCTAGTAATACATTCCAAATTATTTCAAATCCTATATTCATATCCTTATTTGAACATTTCAACGCATTAACCTTTAATAGTACTTTACTATCAGAACCTTCTCATGTTAAATCTATTATGGATTTTATTCGAGAAAATTATCCTGAAGATGTTTATTACGAAATGTTTGTAGTTTTGGATATAGAAAAATTTATTGCTAAAGATAAAGAATACCTTGAAAGATTGGAAACAAATTTAAGTCAATTAACAGATGTTAATATTATCTTTGTTTATAATATTCATTCTAGTGATATGTTTAACAATGTAGATATTGCATCTATATCTAAAGAAGTTAATGACAGATATAATTCTCATTTTAGGATGAATCCTTCATTCTTTAGATCTCAAAAGAAAAGTCTAATAATAGATGCCTTAGATAAATGGAAAGATAGATTAGGTAAAATATATAATGATGTCAATGTTAAAGACATGTTATTTAATATGATCGATCCTTATTTTGGCAGCAATACTTATATTACGATGACTTTTAAAAATGGTAAATTATATCGTAATCCTTATTTGTATGATTTTATATTCGATAATTCTAAAAATGTTTCAATGGAAGTTGAATCATTATCTATAGAAGAATTATCAGATTTAAATCAATCCTTAGAACTAGAACAATATGAGTATTCAAGAGATTTAGTTTGTGATACTTGTCCATTTTTATCCTCATGTGTCAGTCGAAATGTAATCATGTATATGAAAAATAACGATATAAAAGAGTGTTTATTGCCGAAAGATATAATGTTAAAGGCTAATCTTAAATGGAATTAATCTTAAAGATTTCAGAAATATGTGACTGGTCCTGTAGTTTTTGTTCATCAAGTGATATTGCTAATACTAAACGAGATGTATTAGATTTAGATCATGTCAAACGATTTTTAAAACGATTTCCTGAAACCAATACTATCATCATAAATGGAGGCGAACCTTTAATGGTTAAACCTTCATATTATTGGGAATTATTAGATCATTTAGATGAAATAAATTCTCAATCAAACATTTCTTTTACCTCAAATCTTTGGAATTTTTATAATCATCCTGAAAAATGGATAGACATATTCAAACATCCTAGAGTAGGTGTGACTACATCATTTAATTATGGAAATACTAGGACAATTGCTAAAGATGTACCATATACTGAGAAGATGTTTTGGAAAGTATCTGATAAATTTTTAGAATTAGTAGGATATAGACCTGATTTTATTTCTGTAGTTAATGAAGAAAACTATGAAAATTGTATTGACAATGTTAGATTAGCTGAA